CAAGTGCGACGGTTGGACCTTCTTATTACATGGCAAGCCGGGCGTTTGACACAGTAACAGGAGACGGTATCCAGACCCCACAACCTGACTTGTGGAACACCGTCCCAAACAATCCTGACGCTTGATCCCGCAGATCACAGACTACCTTCTGGCCAAGGTGCCCGACAGCTTCCAGGGATGGACCCGCGAGGCAGTCGAGGACTACGTGATGTTCCACGCGGAGCAGGGCACGCTCAAGATCGCCTGCCAGGACGACCACGTGGTCGCCGTGCTTGTAGGTTGGCGCCAGACGGGCCCGGAGCCCAAGGCATGGTCGTGGCAGCCAAACGACCCCAATGGCGACCATTGGTACTGGCACCAGTTCGCTGCCGACTGCGCAGTATTCGCCATGGCAGTGGCGGCTAAGTTCTTTCACGACCGACCGGAGGCTGCAATCCTCCCGGCCATCGGCTATCGCAACGGCAAACTGACCACCTACAAGAAAGGCTCGATGCCGATCTACCGGGTGGCTCACAAAAAATATGGCATCAGTTGAAGCACCAGCACCGCGGAATTACGCGGCAGAAACCCGAGACACGCTTCAAGCCCAGCTTGATCTAGCGCCGCAAAAGTACGCCGCCGAGGCTCAGTTCGCGCCGAAGTATCAGGCGCTGCAGCTTGGGCTTCTTCAGCAGGCCACGCCCGAGCTCCTGGCTCTCTACAAGGAGCAGATCGCACCCACCATGGGCGAGGTCGAGGCCGCGGCCCGTTCCCGCTCGCGTGCTGGTGATATTGCGGACATTTCAGCTCTCGGTCCTCAGGCACGCGCCGCCATCAAGGCCGCGTCACCGGAGCAGGCCGCTCTCGCCGACACTCTCACAGCCCAAGCCCAATCCGGTCTGGCTGCAGGCTCCCGTTTGACGCCGGAGCAACAGCGCATGGTTGAGCAGCAGACGCGCTCCGGCCTGGCTGCCCGCGGGCTGGCCCAAGGGCCGTCCGGTGCCTTGCAGGAGGCTGTGCGCTCCCAGATGGCTGGTGCCGGCCTGCAGCAACAGCGCCAACAGCAAGCAATGGGTGCTCTCGGGGCTTCCCAGGGTGTGTACGGTGACGTGTTCCAGCAGGTCTTGGGAAGGCCTTCCCAGGCATTCGCCGGCTCCCAGAGTTTCCTTGGGCAGGCGCAGGGCTTCAACCCGGGCCAGCTCTTCAACCCCGAGTCGCAGTACGCTGCCAACATCATGTCCGGCAATCAGCAGTCCCAGCTTGCCGCACGTACCGCTTCCGCTGCCAACACCACCGCGCTGATCGGCGCCGGTATGTCCGCTGCATCCAGCCTATGAACTACGGATACCAGCAGCCCGGTGGAATGATGCAGGGCTACGCACCCCAACCGCCAATGATGCCAGGCAGTGGGTACGGTGCGCCCATGATGACCAACTTCCAGAATACCACCGCGGATGTGGAAGCCCAGCGCAGGCGCCTGAAGGCCCTCGGCCTGGATGACACCATGATCGACGATGCCCTGTCGTTTAAGCAGGGTCTCTTCGAGAAGCGCGACGAGATGCAGGACAAGGCCTTGGAGGCCATCGGAGGCGGTATCAAGGCTGCGGGAAGCAATATTACTGGGGCAGCGTCTGCTGCAGGTGCTGGGCTCAAAGGCCTCGCGTCCTCTTTGTGATCATCAAGTTCCAGAGATGCACAGGAATCAGGCTCTTTCGGTTGTTCCGATGGCAGCTTGAGGTCTGGTTTTGCCCCGCTGGAGAGCTGATCCCGTCGCACTCCCACAGCCAGTTCGACTCCCGGATCATCCACATCCTCGGGACAATGAGCTGGATGATGGGAAACAAGTCCAAGCACGTCACAAGCTACCACTGCGGATGGTCTAAGCCCGTCCCTGCCGGCGTGAAGCACAGTGCCATCGCGCTGTCGTTCTCGGTGTTCGCCAATCTGGAGCGGTGGAGCGGCAACCCAACCTCCGCGGCAGTCGACTTCCACCCGGCATGAACAAGCTAGGCCAGCTCTACTTCGATGCCGCTGGAGGCAACCACAACGCCGTGGTGTTCATCACGGCTTTCCATGCCTACTGCCACGCCATCGACGACCTGGTCGACGGAGACGTGCCGTTCACCCCTGAGGCTTTCCTGGACGTGATGATGCAGGCCAATAGCCTGTACTCGACCCCGTTCTATATCGACAACTGGTTCCGGCTGCAGCCCGTCATTGCGCAGATCACCAGCACCTACGCCGACTCGGTTGCCTGGGAGAAGGCTGACGAGGAATGGAAGCGTCAGACAGCAGATGTCCTACGGCTCTGCGGCAACGACATGATCCTCCAAGTGGCCTGGATTATCGGTGGCTACAAGCACATGAGGGCTATCAGCTTGAAACTGCGCGAGTTCGCGTATCACTCTCAACACAGCTAATTCTATGGCAACTTACGGCTATTCCTCACCATACACGGGCCGCGGAGACGGCGGTCCTCTTCCTCCGGGATACATGGAGGCCGCAACCGCTCCGGGCCGCAACCTGGCCATGGGTATCGCTGCCATGGGGCAGGGATTGGGGAAGGCCATCGAGCAGTACCGCACCAAGAAGGCTGAGACCGAGGCTGCCACTCAGAGCTGGGAGACTGTCTCCGGGCTCATGCAGCAGCAGCTTGCGTCTGACCCAAAGTACCTTGCCATTCAGCAGTACACCGAGACCGGGCAACTGCCTGCCGGTATCTCCGAGCAAGATATCCCGCGCTACACCCAGCAGGTGCAGGCCGACCGGGAGATGCTCAACAAGTTCTCGGCGCTCGGTGAGAAGTTCCCGGACATGAGCCTAGCCAAGAAGAAGGCAGCGCTTGGGGACGCCGTGATGGTGCTGAACCAGTATCGGACGGATCAGCAGAACGAGGTGCGTGATGCGGCGGCTAGGCAGCAGTTGGCGCTCGGTGCGTTGCAGTTGGGCCAAGCCCAGCGCGAGGCCGCCGCTGCACCGTACTTCACACAGGCTATCGCCGACGTGATGTCCATGCAGCCAGGTCAGGGGCCTTCAGCGCCTTACGCCGATGTCACGCAGGAGATGCTTGGAAAGTACGGCGACAAGCTGACTCCGACACAGATGCAGTCGCTGATTCCGATGCTGAGAAAGGCTGGTCAGGCTATTCCCGCAGGTTTGGTTCCTACTGGTGCCAAGATGGGTCCGTCCGGTTTGGAGACCGAATACGGAGCGCCGCCCACAATCGGGTCAACTGCGATTCCTAATACTCGCATGGTTCAACCTACCGTTGGTGGAAAGCCTTTTGGCGCTCCTCAAAAAGCGGATATTCAAGGAACAAACGCATATTTGAATCTTGAAGAACCTCAGCAGAAGGCTGCGGACAAGTTCATCACCGACTTTGGGAACGAGAAGACGATTCAGAACCTTAGCGTGGCTGGTTCTTACCTGAACCAGATGAACAGTTTTGGTGCTTCTATCGGCACTGCGCAGTACAAGCCGAGTGACGACATCGCGCTGATCTTCTCGTTCATGAAAACGCTCGACCCTGGCAGCACTGTGCGGGAGGGCGAGTATGCCACGGCCAAGAATGCTGGCAGCGTTCCTGAGTCGGTGGTCAACACCTACAACCAAATCCTGAGCGGCAAGTTCTTGAACGACGACCAGCGCAAGAACTTCATTGAGACTGCCCGCAAGAGCTACTCCGGCATTGCCAAGGAAGCCGAAACGGTTGCGAGCCGATACCGATCAATGGCTAAGGACCGCGGCATCCCGGAGAACCTAGTCGTGCCGTCCAATATGTTTGAGCAGGTGAAGCAGTTTGAGGCCAAGAGTCAGGCTCAAAACCTTGAGCGCTTTCAGTCACCCGAAGATATGCGCGCCCGCGGATTCAAACGCGGCCTCGTTTTCAATCCTGCCACCGGAAAATACCAAGAGTTCCAAGACTGACCTATGCCATTCGTTGAAGGCGGAATTGTTGTCGACGCAGAGCCGCAGCAACAGGCCGCGCCTACGATGGCGCAAGGCGGTTTTGTGCAGGGAGGCATCGAGGTCGATCCCACCCCTGAGGATTCCTACAACAAGGTGCTGCAGTTTCAGGCAGCGCAGACCGACTACACGCCCAGCAAGCAGGAGTTCCTCGACTACCTCAAGGTCTCCAAGACCAAGCCTCTGCTCGGCGAGAAGCCGCTGGAGACTATCGGAACCGCTGCCGCCCAGACCGCTGTGGACATCGCTACGATGCCTTACAAGCTGGGCGAAGCCATCGGGCAGTACATCGACCCCCAGGAAGGCATAATGCCGACCGATGTGGCTTTAGGCACCGCGGCTGAGATTGCAGTGCAGTCCCGCCTAAAGGGCGAAAGCATGGCCCGCGGCGCCTACGATGTCGCACTGAGCAATCTGGAGAAGCTAACAGGCAAGCTGCGCAGCGACGACGACCGCTACGAAGCCTTCCTGGCGACTTCCGAGATCAAACGCCAGTTGGCCCGTGCCAATGCGCCGGAAGAAGAGCGCGTGCCTGCTGCCCAGGAGTTCCTGCAGGCCTACAACATCCCGCAGGAAGCTATCAGCCAGCCAGGCCTTGGGGTAGGCGGATTCCTTGCCGACCCGTCATCCATTGCCTTTGCCGGCGGTGGAAAGGCGGCGTCAATGCTGCTTCAGCGTGCTGCGCCTCTCATCCCCAGGGCGGGTGCTGCACTGCAGCGCGGTGGTGAGCGCATCGCGGCATTGGGCCGGGCTCCCGAGACTGGTGCCGGCGCCTTTGCAGCTAGGGTCACAGGATCTCCGCAGATGGGCCAGGCCGTGCAGGAGGCAATTGCCAGGGGCACGACCGGCGTGGCCCTCGGTGAGGCTGCAGGCCTTCCGATCACTGCCCAGTTGAACGTCCCGGGTCTTGGCACTGTATCCCGAATCATTGGTGGCACTAAGGCCGCAGGAGCCACCATGGAGACGCTTGGAGAGGCTGGGGCTATCTCGGGTGGCCAGGCGCTCACTCTGATTCAGAGAGGTCTTCTAGGCGCAGGGGAACGCATTGCAGCGGCTGAAGGTGCTTCTGCTGGTGCCCGTGCTTTCGGCACAGCGCTGGCCCGTTCAGGCCTGGAGACCCCGATCAAGACTGCCGCATCAATCCTCATCCCGGCTGCCGGTGCCGCCGCTGGTGGCGGTTTGCTGGCGGGGCTGACTGGCGAAGAAGGTGAGGCGGTTGCAGCGGCTGTCGGCAGCGGTCTTGCCTTTGGTGGTATCGACGCCGGGTTCAGGTTGGCCAAGGCAGCGTCATCCGATGCGCTCAACGCCAACCGAGTCAAACGTACCGCGGTCGACGACCTGAACACCCGGCCCACCGAGGTTCAGTTCACCTACATCGACCCAACTACCGGGGCTGAGCAGCTTTCCACGATCAAGGACTCCGAGGCTCGGGCCAAGCTCTACGCTGGCCTGGACAACAAACAGCTTACCAAGGCCCTCTCCGAGGTCGCTGGTGCTGAGAACAGCGGCGTCGAGGTAATCTTCCATGGAGATGGTGATACCGTCCCGACCTCGCTGCAGTCGGTCAACTACGCCGGCGTGTCTATCGGCCCGGATAACATCAAGAGCGGCAAGCCGACGATCCTGATCAACGTCGACCGTGCGAAGCCTGAGACGCTTCCGCATGAGATCCTGCACGCCCGCATTACCGGGGACGTGGTCAGCCGGCTCGGTTCCCAGGTGATCGAGACCTCGGCACAGTCGCCCGAGTTCCAACGGCAGTTCACCGACTTCGCCAACCGCTACGCGGACAAGCTGCAGGCCAGCGGTGCTCCGATTGTTGCCGATCGTATTCGCACTGAGCTGCGTGATGCCTTTGATCCGGCACTGCAGCGGGCCCAACGCATTGAGCAGCTCAAGCGGATGACCGATGAGTTCGCTGCGTACTACACGCAGGAGTTTCTCAAAGGCAAAGACCCAAAGACGCTGCTGCCTGGGCGCATCCCGTCCTTCTTTGAGCTGGCCTTCAACAACGCCAAGGAGGCTGTCTCCGAGCGGTTTACCAGGCAGGCGCTACAGAACGGCTTCGACCCGGTTGCCCGGACCTTCTACGACGCCAACGGCAAGCGCATCAAGATCCCGTGGATGGAGGATGCCATCAAGAACCTGGTGACGCCCAAGGAAGGCTACGAGCCCACCGAGCAGAGGGTGGACATCAACAAGCTCACGCAGGCGCAGCAGAATGCGGTGATCATGGCCCGTGGCTACTCCGACCTGTTTATGACGGGCCCGGATGGCAGCATCATCCGACCGCTCTCAAAGGCAGAGCTAGCCGCCAAGACCGCGGACGTGGCCAACCGCACGATGCAGGTCATCGAGACGGTGCCCCAGAACGAGCGTGGCAGTGTCAGCGGGCTCGACGCCAAGGGCAACCCGATCATCGAAGGCCGACTGAGCCTTGCCGAGGCTGATGCCGTGTCGAAGAGCGGTATCTTCAGCCCGTCCACATCGCGCAGCCTGATCGACATCGCCACAGCCATCCGCGACGGCACGCTGATGGAGGGCAAGTACTGGAAGGTCTACGGTTCCACGGGCAAGTCTGGCGTGTTTGGAGAGTCCGAGAAGCTGTTCCTGCCTTACGAGATCTCGATCAACAGCAAGGGCGGTGTGAACATCAAGGCTGTCGACTGGGGCAAGGTGCAGGCCCGGATGTACAAGGCCCTGACCAAGCCCGCCTACAAGAACTTGTTCGGCAACTACGACCAGGCCATGTCCACGCTCAAGGACGTGTACCTGAAGAACATTGCGGAGCAGAACGCCGCGCCTTCCGCTGAGGCTCTCGGTGGCGGTATTGAAGGCGCCAAGAAGCGCAACTTCTTCAACGAGGTGATGGGCGCCGTCCCCAAGAAGGGCGACACCATGATCAACCTACCGACCGCTGGCTACGAGGCCAGCCGAAAGGGCGGGTCGGTCTATCAGGACCTGCGCATTGAGCGCATCCAGAACACCAACACTACCGGCACGGAAATCCCGTGGTCCGGTGACATGGGAGAGCAGTCGAGCTACCGCCGCACTCAGCTCAACTTCCAGCCTGCCGAGCAGGTTGGTGAGACCAGCGTCCAGAGCGACCTGGTGGGCGGCTACCGGATCTTGTCGAAGGGCGGTAAGTTCCGCCTGTATGGCCCCGATGGATCAACCGCCGGGATCTTCGACACCGAAGGACAAGCAAAACTCAAAGCAGAAAAAGATTATGCCACTCAAGCAAGGCTACAGCCAGAAGTCCGTCAGCAGCAATATCCGGCGCGAGATGAAGTCCGGCAAACCGCAGAAGCAGGCCGTGGCGATCGCAATGTCGGTCGCACGCAAGGCCGAGAAGAAGGCCGGCAAGAACTCGGGGCGGTTCGACAAGCGGGGGATGTAAGCGCTCGGTTCATGGCGGCCTCCGAAGCCGATCCGAGCCAGCCATCCACACAAGCCATCCGTTCAGTCAAAGGGCAGCGTGCGGTCAATTCGTTGTACCAGTTCGACTACACCTATAAGACCAAGACGCCAGGCAAGCCATCGCGTGAAAAGACTGCGACTGAAACCATCTCGGCGTTCTCGATCAGCGAGGCCAAAGAGAAGGCGAAGGCCGCAATTATGAAGGAGCTGACTGATGATCCGACCGTGCTGAGATCGACCATTTCAATCTCTCAGCCGGAGATCAAAGGACAGTTTGCGGTCACCGAGCTTACTGGTAAGCCTGCTGACCCGAAATCGCCTAAGATCGTCCTGAACCCGGGCACTCCGCAGAAGTTCGCATCCATGTTCAATGCGGTGGACGCTGCGTTGGATTTGGTCAAAGACAGCCCAGCCCTGGGACTTGATTCCGATGGATGGATCAAGGCCTACAGCCGGGCATTGAATGGTTCGCGTGCCTCAGTGCCTCCGGCTCCATTGCGGCTGGCGCAATGGGTGCAGGACAATGGCGCCTTCAGGAAGTTCATCGAAGACGGTTTGCAAAGGAACCCTGAGCTGGTCAAGTCGGCTGTCGGTGGCCTGAATGCGTTGCAGCCCATCCACGAGCTTGCCCGTCAGGGTCAAATCCCATCCAAGATGGTGGCTCTGCATATGTTCTGGGGCCTTCTGTCCCGGATGCTGGACCCGTACAACCAAGAGGCCGGATGGGCCAGGTTGACCAGTGAGCCGAAAGTCCTGCGCCTTATTGAGGACTCGGTGGAAGGGCGCTACAAGTTCTCCAAGGATCAGTGGAAGGAAATCGTCAGCACCAAGATGTCGGAGTTTCCCGACGTTTCGGTAGGACGCAATGCCATCCAGAACGCCAACGCCTTCCACGAGATGCTGTCTCGGTGGAACGGTCGATGGGATGAGCTGACGGGTATCATCAACAACCCGGACCTCACTGGTCCTCAGATGCGCCGGCAGTTCAACGAAAAGGGATTCGGTGGCGCCGGCATCAAGCACAAGGTGCTTTCGTTCGTTCTTGCAACGCTGGCCCGCAATGACGTGTTCGTTGGCGACAGGTGGCAGGTGGTAAACCTGTGGTTCCAGCACCTTGAGAAGGCTGCTGCAGCCCGTAAGGCTCAAGGCGGTTCCACCGAGGTTTTCGCCTATGATCGCAACGGTGTGCCCGAGGACACGACCGGAGCCTACAAGGTCATCGGCGGGATGCTCAACAACGAGACGGTAGCCGAGACAGCTTACTCCCTGATCGAAAACGGGATGCGCAAGATCGCCGCGGAAAGCCCGTGGTTGCGGGAGATGCTAGGGCGTGAACCGCAGCCATTCGACATCCACTGGCTGACCTGGAACATCATCAAGAACGAGCCGGTAGGACATTCTAGCTTGGATGCCACCGCAAAGTTCTTGACCGAAAACCTTTACGGCGACCCTGAGTTCGCGCAAAAGTTCGCCGAGACGGAAAAACGCACAGAAAAATATGCAAAAGGAGTCTTCGATGTCTTCTCAGTCAAAGGTCAAGAGCGCCCCCAGATCCGGCAAAGGTCCGGAGCCGACGATGGAGGAACTGGTGCGTCAGGTCTCGGGCCTGATGCGGGCCGGAATCCGGGAGGACCTACGGGACCGAGTGCAGCCGCAGCCAGAGCCGGCGAAGTAGGCGCCCAGCGGTATATGCCGGCCGCCAACCAGCGCGAGGTGGGCCGCAACATCGACTTCGCCAACCCGCCGACCGAGGAAAAAGCTAAAGCTGCCCTATCTTCATCAAAGCAGCCGTTCTGGCGTGAACACGAATCGCTTCCAGAAGGATCTCCTGTTGGCGTCCGCATCGACATCCCTGCATTCCTGAACAGGGGCACATATGTTCAAACGATTCACGAACCTGCTACCCCGGGAAATGTGGGCGACAGGATTGGCTACGACACCAATGTCCGCCTTTCTGGCCCTGTAAGATTCTTCGTAAAAGAAGGAAGCGAGGAATCCAAACTGGGTGCGGTTGCGATCAAGGAAGGCAGGGCTGCAAAGCATCCGATTGCCACGGTTGAAGGAAGGCTAATCAAAGACAGGTCGATCCCATCGGATATTGAAACGTGGACCCCGGTTGGAATGGACCCAAAAAAGCACTCCTACTTCTACGACAAGCGCACCGATCAGCCCGTCACTGGTGGCTCCGAGTCTTTCAGCGTCGGCAACACGGTGTTCGTGAAGAACCCGGTGTACGGCAAGCCTCAGGACTTCCGATATATGCCCTCCCCCGACTCAGCCATGCCCGGTGCCTACAGCTTCCAGGGCGGCTACCGGGCCCTCCCGGGCAAGACCAAGGGCTCCTTCCGCATTTACGGCCCCGCAGGCAGCCTGATAGGCATCGCAAGTAGCCTTGACGAGGCCCAGAGAATCCTCCGACGTAAGGCCAAGCAATGAGCTACGATAGCCAGACCAGCACGATCCTCATCAACAAGTTGAGGAAGGACGTCGACAGCCTGACGCTGAAGATCGCGGTGCTGACCGACAGCAAGGCCAGTGGTGTGGATGGCGGGACGGGCGTGGCCACAACTTGGACGACCCGGGAGCTGAACACGATCCAGTCGGACCCCAACGGGCTGATACTTCAGCTGGAAAGCAACACTTTCAAACTGGCTGCCGGGTCCTACCAGGTGCGCAACATCAGCGCCTTCCACAAGACCCGCGAGACCCGGATGCGGCTCTACGATGTCACCAATGGCGTGGTCATCGGGTACAGCGTGTCGTTGGACGTGCAGAACCAATCCAACCAGTACCTGGACATGAATGTGCGGATTATCCCGCACAAGGACACGGTCTACCGGCTGGATTACTACATCACCAGCAGCGGCGCCACCCACTTGGGCGTACCTGCCTCGCTGGCCACCATCAGCGAGATCTACTCGGTCTGCGAGATCACCCGGCTCGACACCGGAGCCACCAAGCCCCTCGGTGCCGGCGGCCTGCAAGGTCCTCAAGGTCCTGCGGGCCCCACCGGGCCTGCCGGTCCTCCGGGACCTACGGGCGGCGGTGTGACCAGCGTCAACGTCTCGGGCGGCACGACAGGCCTGACCACCTCGGGCGGGCCCATCACAACCAGCGGCACCATCACGCTGGGCGGCGTCCTGGCCGTTGCCTCGGGCGGAACCGGGGCAACCACCGCGCCGGATGCCCTGACAAGCCTAGGGGCCTACCCTGCGTCCAACCCGGCCAACTACACGTCCAACGGCGGCACCGTCACCAGCGTGTCGGTCACCACGGCCAATGGCGTCAGCGGTACCGTCACCAACCCGACGACCACACCGGCCATCAGTCTTGCCCTGGGCGCCATCACGCCTTCCTCGGTGGCTGCGTCAGGCGCTGTCACAGGCTCCAACCTTTCCGGGAGTAACACCGGCGACCAGACCATCACGCTCACCGGGGATGTGACAGGCACTGGCACAGGGTCCTTCGCTGCGACCATTGCCAACAACGCGGTGACCTACGCCAAGATGCAGGCGGCCTCCGCGGTGGCCAGGCTGATCGGCTCGAATGCCTCGGGCACTGCCCTGGGCGAAATCACGCTCGGCACCAACCTGTCCATGGCCGGCTCCACGCTGAATGCCGCGGTGGCCTCAGGATCGGTGACCAGCGTCAATGCCGACGGTGGGACCACGGGCTTCAGCTTCTCGGGAGGCCCGATCACATCCTCCGGCACGCTGTCCATGACCGGCAAGCTGGCCGTCGGCTCGGGCGGGACAAACGCTACAACCGCTTCAGACGCCCGGACCAACCTGGGCCTTGCCATCGGCACCGACATCCCGTCGCCCACCGGCACCGGGGCAACCGGCACGTGGAACATCGACGTGCTGGGTTCTGCGGGCACGATCACCAGCACGCTGCCCGTCAACAAGGGTGGCACTGGGGCGACCACGGCTGCGGGCGCACTCACCAACCTCGGGGCCTACTCGGACACCAACCCGGCGGGCTACACCAGCAATGCCGGCACGGTGACCAACGTGTCGGCCTCGGGCGGTGCGAACATCAGCGTGGCCACGGGCAGCACCACGCCGGTCATCAGCCAGAACGCGGCGAGCAGCACGCAGAACGGCTACATGACCAGCACCTACGCGGCCAAGCTGGACAGCATGACTGCGGGCGCGAGCGTGTCGTCGGTCAGTGTGTCCGGCGGAAGCACCGGCCTGACCACGTCCGGCAGCCCAATCACGGCCTCCGGCACGATCACGCTGGACGGTGTGCTGAGCGTGGCCAATGGCGGCACCAGCAGCACCTCGGCATCATCGGCCATCTCGTTCCTGGCAGGCGCAACCACCAACGGGCAATACCTCCGCGGCAACGGAACCGTGGTGCAGATGTCTGCCATCCAGGCCATCGACCTGCCCCAGATTGCCCTGGGCGGATCCGCAGTCAGCGGAACGCTAGGTGTGATCAACGGCGGCACGGGTCAGAGCAATGTCTTCAGCGACGGCGACCTGCTCATCGGCAAGAGCCTCGGGAGCACGCTGGCCCGGGCCAAGCTGACCGCGGGCGCAAACATCTCCATCACCAATGGCTCCGGCACGATCACCATCGCAGCCACGGGCACTGGCACTGGCGACGTGGTGGGGCCTGGGAGCGCTACGGATGGCGACTTTGTTCTGTTCGATGGCACCACCGGCAAGCTGATCAAGGGGGCTAGCTACCGCCAGGTGGGCGGGGATATCATCGGGCCGATTGGCGGCAGCTCGATGATCGACGGGTTCGTCTACATCCCGGCCGGCTCCGGGGCTCCGACGGGCACTCCGACCAATGTCTCAGGCACCAACGTGCCGATGTACTTCCACACCAACAACGCGACCAACACCAACGTGCTGTACATCCACAACGGATTCGCTTGGAAATCGGTCGCTCTGACCTAACCTGAAGGCCCATGAAACACTCCTTCCCCTGCGTAGAATCAATGCGGCGCGTGAACCTCTCCAACGGGCGCGTGGTGCGCGTCTGGCGCGACCGTACCAAGGAGAACCTGTCGGCCTCCTACGACGACGCGGACATCGTGTCGACCTGCATCGCAAACGCGACCAACGACACCCAGCTCCTGGCCGCACTGGCCAAACTGAAGGGCGTGAATGCCGCGGAGCTGGTCGACGCCAATGGCCAGGGCACTGTGGTCTACACCGCCTGGCCGTGACCTATCGCAACCGGACCAACCCGTCGGTGGTGGTCGAGATCCTGGCACAGGATGCCCAGTTGCGCCTGGGCGAGCTGCGGTGGCCCGTGGTGGTCTACCGCCGGCTCGACAATGGCACGGTCTACGTGCGCTCGAAGGCCGAGTTCGACGCTAAGTTCGCGCCCGAGTGACCCCTGTTTGACCCCTGCAAACATTGGGTTTTCTTCAAAATCTACAGAAAAACAGTTTTCTCTGTAGACGGGTTAAGTGTTTTCATGCAGATTGTCGTTGTCGAAAGCGAAACACCTTACGCCCGGATGGGGCGAATACCATCCACCGGGGGCGCGACCGGCCAACGCGCAACACTCTTCAAGCCATGACCACTCTCTCCAACCTAATTTCCGCCCTGATCATCGTGGAGTCCTCCGGCAATGATCAGGCCATCGGCGACAACGGACGCGCCCTAGGGCCATTACAGATCCACCGCGGGGTGGTCCTGGATGTGAACCGGATCACCGGGAGCAACTACCGGCACCAGGACATGACCAACCGCGCAGCAGCCCGGGCTGTGTGCGAGGCCTACCTCAAGCACTGGGGCAAAGGCTGCACGACCGAGCAGCTTGCCCGTAAATGGAACGGAGGCGGCCCCAGCGGTGACAAGAAGAAGGCCACCGAGGCGTACTGGCTCCGCGTAAAGAAACACCTTCCGAAATGACCAAACCGAAAACCATCAACGTGACACCCACCACACACAAGGCCCTGCGGGACTACTGCCTGCAGACCGGCTCTAAGCTGCAGGCCATCGCCGACAAGGCCATCCTGTCCTGGCTGAGAAAGGCTGCCAAGTGACCCGCATCCTTGCCATTGACCCCGGGGCCTCCGGCGGCCTGGCCTACCTTGGGCAATCCGGGATCATCCTGAACTCCATGCCGGAGACCGACCAGGACATCAGTGTGCTGGTGAGCGACAGGCTGGCGATCAGCGACGTGGTCTACATTGAGAAGGTCGGCGGGTACGTCGGCGGCAAGGGGGCGCCGGGCAGCTCCATGTTCAACTTCGGCTACAACGTCGGATTCCTGCACGGCCTGATTGCAGCCTCGAAGACCCGGGTGATCGAGGTTCCGCCGCAGCGCTGGCAGAAGACGCTGGGGGTCGGTAACAAAGCGACCCATGGGGCGAAGTGGAAAAGCCATCTTAAGGGCATTGCGCAGCAGCGGCAGCCCAGGCAGGTGATCACGCTGAAGACGGCGGACGCTGTGCTGATCCTGGAGCACGCCATGATCGCGGAGGGCCTCAAGTGATCACCAAGAAGACTATCACCAGCGCCGTGGCCGCGGGCTGGATCTCATTCCCGGAACCCAAGGCCCGGGAGTTGTCGAGGAACTGGGCGCAGCCGGTCGAGGCCTTCGACTCCGAGCTCGCCTACCGGCTGTGGGACAACGGAGCCGACACCGACACGGTGGCCCGGGCCATCGGCTGCAAGCGCCGGTTTGTGGCCCAGATCATCAAGCACCACAGACGATGAATCCCATCAAACCAAAACGTCCCACAGCGAAGGTGTTTGTCGTATCAGACGACACGCACCTAAGACTCAAGAAATACGCAACCAAGAAGGGCTACAAGCTCCAGTTTGTGGCAGATGAAGCAGTGACTGAATACCTACAGAGGAAGGAAACGAAATGACACGCACAATCGAAGCAATCAAAGTGATGCAGGCGTATGTGGAGGGTAATGAGGTGGAGGTCTTGTTTGCCGGAAAGTGGCAAAAAACAAATGTTCCTAGTTGGAGTTGGTCTGAAACAACCTACCGCATCAAACCCACCGCAACGCTCCGCCCGTGGACTGCGGATGAGGTGCCACTAGGAGCGCAGGCGAGGAATCGTGAACACCCAAAAACACGTTGGTTGATCGACCGCACATCCAGCGAAGAAAACAGAAAGGACTGGTGCGAAAAATACGAACACAGCACCGACGGCGGTGTGACTTGGAAACCCTGTGGGGTGGTGGAGGAGGCGAAATGAACCATCATATCGGTGACACCAACAAAATGATCAACGACGGAGGACCGGCGTTTCCGAACGTCCCATCCGATCCACAATATTCAAAATGGGACATGGGCATGACCCTCCGCGACTTCTTCGCAGCGGCCATCATGCAGGGACTAATGTCCAGCCAGTGTCAGGTAGATGATCCGTATCCGATCTATGCCTATCGGATAGCCGACGCAATGCTCAAAGCGAGGGAGGCGAAATGAACCATCTTGGTGACACCAACAAAATGGTCAGTGGGAACCCGAGGATGGACGCATCAGCACATGATGACGGAGCCATTTGGCAAACTGGTTGCGAACTCGAACTCGAACTCAACGCAGCCACCTCCGAGATTGAGGAGAAGCGCAAAGATGTCGTCTGGCTGGCGACTGAAAAGGCCAAGTTAGAGGAGCGCATCAAGCGGCTGGAGGAGGCGGGGGATGAAGCAATCTACCCCTTTGAATATGCGGCCAGAGTGAGAATTTGGACAGAAGCCAAGGAAGCCAAGCCGTGAGAACATCAACCGAAACACTGATCGCAGCCATGCGGATATTGTCTCAGGATATTCAATCCGAGGACGGCGCTGCCAACGCGGCAGTCGCTGAAGCAGCGGAGCGACTAGCGGAGCAGCATATGCGCATCACTCAACTAGAGCAGGAAAACGACGACATGAGAGAGGATCTGCTGCTGTGGGAGAATGGAGGGCCGTTGCCGTGAGAGACTTAGATTTCCCATATGCGCTGATGTTTGGACTGATAATTGGATCAATCATCTTGGGTGGATTCATCGGAGGTGAGGCACAAAGAGACGTACAACAGCGTGAAGCAGTCGCTGCTGGCCATGCAGAGTGGGTGGCCGACAAGAGCGGTAAACCACAATTCAAATGGAAGGAGTGCAAATGAGCGAACCAATCTACTTTTCAACCAACAGCCACCCGATATCCAATCCAACGACCCAGATCATGCGTGTCGATCTGGACGGTGGATTCACGGTCAATGAATCCATACCCGCTACTGATGCAGCCAAAGAAGTGCTTCGGATTATGAAGGAGCAATGGTTTGCCGACCCACAGGCCACAAAGATCCGCGAGCTTCAATCCGATGTCACCCAACTCGAAAACCGTCTCCGCGCTCTGTGGGACAAGCTCGAAGGCGAGCGCAAGTATTACATGGAGCAGATTCGCCGGCTGGAGGAGGAGCGCGACGCCATGATGGCTGACCTGCTTCTCTGGCGCAAAGCCAAGGAGGACAAGCCATGAGTGTTGAACAACGAATCCTTTTCCTATCGGAGGCTCCCGGTTGCCACCAGTCCCGCGAACTCCGCGCAATCGCTCTCGAAGTCAGGAAGCGGGAGGATCGGATCAAGCAACTGGAGAACCGCATCCACCGAGCGAGTATGGCGTTCTTCCGAGACGGATCGGACGGTCATGTTGCGAGTCAAATGCTTCAGATTCTGGAGGAGGAACGGAACAACCCATGACCATCGAAGAAATGAGAACCATCGACGCCGTCAAGACCTACAAGGAGCTGGAAGAAGCCCGTGCAAGGATCGCGCACCTGGAGGCAGCACTCCGGCGTATCGCGAACGCCGACTACCGGGGCAACCGATCAGAGGAATCACAGATCGCCGCAGAGGCGTTGAAACCATGATCACCAAACTCCACGAACTCCCGAGCGATCACCCGCTGCGGAACACGGCCATCCAGCACATCGACGTGCGGATCAAATGTCGTCACACCGGCTCAACCCGGGACCCGCGCACCTGGCGCATCAAGGGCGACACCTACAACAGGCTGTGCGACACCTGGCAGACGAACTTCGATTTCATCATCCAACCAACAGCATGAGCGAGAACACAGTGGCCAAGAAAATCAAGCAGGGCGACGGCGTCTACTGCATCAGCAAGCAGCAGGCGGGCGCGATCTACAAGGCAGCCCGGGACTACAAGCTCGACGACGTCAGCTACTGGCGGCGCAAGCGGGGAAAGGCCAGCAAGTGAACGACCGCATGGTCATAGACACGATGATGGAGTACGGCGGATCGTTCGTGCGCAAGCTGGGTGCTGCGGCCCTGGTGGCCGACCCGGAGAACCTGCGCAAGATCAAGAACGCATGGCCCGACTACTGGGCGCAGTACGGCCGCATGGCCAAACAGATTTCTGAGGTCGAAAGACAGGCCTCGGCGAAACAAAACAACAACAACATAAAGTAAGACGTATGATTATCAGTGCAACAGGCGGTAAGAAGGACTTCGCGCCGTGCCCCGAGTTCTCGGGCCGGGCGGTGTGCGTGGACGTGACTCCCCTCAAGGAGTACGAAACCGAGTACGGCGTGAAACAGAAGTTCAAGTTCGCGTTCGAGATTGAACTGCAGGACGACAGTAGGGACCCGGTGCAGCCCTGGGTGGTGTTCACCAAGCCCATGGTGCCGAGCCTGCATGAGAAGGCGGCGCTGACCAAGTTCCTCAAGGACTGGTTCGGCCGGAAGCTGACCGACCAGGAGAACAAGAGCCTGGACCTGGAGAGCCTGATCGGGCGCCCGGCCAGCCTGGTCATCGGGCACGAGCAGAGCGCGGATGGGAGCAAGACCTACGCGAACATCAAGCTGATCATGGCGCACAAGGCAGGCGAGCCGCTGGCAGCAAGCGGGCTGTGGGTGCGGTTGCAAGACCGGCCTGCGAAGGATGGTGATGGTAAGGCAGCGCCGGCGAGCGGGGACTCGAGCTTCCGCAAGACATCGGGCGGTGGGCAGCCGGCAACGGATGACCCGTCGAAGGTCAAGGTGCACGTCGGCAAGCACAAGGGCATCGAGCTGCGGGAGCTGACCGAGGAGAGCATCACGAGCCTCATCGAGCACTGGCTGCCCAAGGCCAAGGCCGAGGTGAAGCAGTCCGCGGATGACAAGCGCCTCATCAATGGCCTGACGTGGTACCAGGCCAAGTTCAAGGCCGCCGAGGAAGCGCAGATGAAGCTGGAGCAGGATGATATTCCCTACTGAGCCATGAACTCGACCAAGAAGAAGTACAGCAAGGTGGCCCACCTTATCCCGGAGGTCATGCAGATGAAGGCCGAGGGGAAGTCCATCACACAGATCGGCGAGATCATGGGCCTGACCAAGCAGCGCATCAGCCAGATCGCACGGGCGGCCCAGACCAAGGCCGACATTCAGGCGCAGTGGGGCTGGCCCTTTACCACGCGCACCTTCAATATCCTGGACCGCATGGCGGTGAAGGATAAGGACGAGGCCCTGAGCCTCTACACGTCCGGGCACCTGCATCCCAACGCCGTCACTGGCTTCGGATGGAAGAGCTACGGCGAGATCTGCGAGTGGCTGGCCGTGCCGGTGCTTCTGAAACGGCCCAAGGCGCCCAAGCTGTGCCCGCACTGCGGTAAGAACATCATCTGACAACTTTCCCGGGCAGCCTGTTGCTGTCGGGGACTCATGGACAACAAGCGGGGGGTGCGCATCCGCTGACAAACGCACATTAAACTTTTTCATACTATGCCAGCAAACCCACGTATTTACTTCGACATCGAGACTGGACCGCTTCCTCCTGGGGAGTTGGTCATCCCCCCGTTTGACCCGAGCCAGGTCAAGCTGGGCAACATCAAGAACCCGGACCTGATCGCTGAGAAGATCAGGACAGCCGAGGAGAACCACGCCAGCGACTACATCCGAAACGCAGCCCTGGATGCCCTCAGCGGCCAGGTGCTGGCCATCGGATACCGTGTCGAGCATGAGCCGCCCGCGGTGCTCTGCTCCGATGCAGATGGCGAGAAGGCCATGCTGCTGCAGTTCTGGGCAATGCTCGACAGCTTCGAGCGCAAGCCGCAGATGATCGGGTTCAATGTGAAGCCGTTCGACCTGCCGTTTTTGTTCAAGCGGAGCTGGAAGCACCGGATCACGGTGCCCTATTGGATGCGCAATGGGCGCTATTGGACCGACCTGATTGTGGATTTGCGCGAGGTGTGGCAGCTCGGCGACAGCCGGGCGCATGGGAGTTTGGCTGCGATATCCAGGCACCTCGGGCTGGGCGACAAGGCCGGCAACGGGGCGCACTTCCACGAGCTGTTCAGGACCGATCGCCAGGCAGCAATCGACTACTGCCTGAGGGACGTGCAGCTGACGCAGAAGGTGGCCGACATTCTGATCCCTACCTACTGATCCAATGATTGCCAGCCCGTCTGTCCATGTGATCGAGGACGACTTCGATCCGACGCCCGAGGACCGTTTCATGGTCTGGGCAAAATCCTTTGGGAACGTCTTCCTCACAGGGCAGGCGGGCACCGGCAAGTCCACGCTGCTGCGGGAGTTCCTGAGCAGAGTGGAAGGAGTCCGGGATGTGGCCATCACGGCCCCGACAGGCATCGCCGCACTGAATGTGGGCGGGACCACCGTGCACCGCTGGTGCGGGATGCAGTTGGGGCCGCAGGATGGCGAGGACTTCGAGGGGGCTGCCGAGCGGCTGGAGGAGCAGCCTTCGATTCATGGCGCCCGTAAGCGGGTGCGGAGCACCGAAGTCCTGGTGGTCGATGAGATCAGCATGATGGCAGGCCGGCACCTCGACTTCCTAAACTTCTGGGTGAAGCGGATCAGAGAAGACAGCCGGCCTTTCGGTGGGTTACAGGTGATCTTCCTGGGTGACTTCCTGCAGTTGCCGCCGGTCAGGACCGATCAGAGCAAGCCCTACGACTGGGCGTTCCTGAGCAAGGCCTGGGAGGAAGCCGACTTCAAGACGATCAAGCTCGAGAAGGTGCGGCGGCAGAATGATCTGCCTTTCATCGAGATGTTGAGCGGGTTCCGCGTGGGCAGGATGAAGCCGCGGGATAACCAGTTGCTGCGGAGTGCGCTCAGGATGAACCCGCCGGAGCACATCACCCGGCTGATGACGCACAACGTGCAGGTGGACAAGTGGAACAACTACCGATTGAGCTCAATTGATGGCCCGATTGCCGTGTTCGATGCCGAGGTGAAGGGCGTTGACCAGGCGGTGGAGTTCGCCACCAAGAACATGAGCACGCCGCGGGTGCTGCAGTTGAAGCCCGGGGCTGCGGTCATGTTCACCGCTAATGATGCGGAGCAGGGCTTCTACAATGGGCAGGTGGGCCGGGTGGTTGAGTTCCGAGGCAGCGACATCGTGGTCGAGAGCCGCGGTGAGAAGATTTCACTGGGTCGGCGCAAATGGTTCTTTGAGAGTTTGGGGGTGACCGTCCAACAATACCCGCTCCGATTGGCTTACGCGATGACCATACACCGGGCGCAGGGACTGACCCTGGATGCCGCAAGGATTGATATCAGGGCGGCCCGGGAGCCAGGACAGGCCTACGTGGCACTGAGCCGGGTGCGGACGCTGGGCGGGATCTACCTGACCGAGTGGCCGAAAGGATGGTTTATATCAGAGGAGGCGTTGCGGTTTGAAAGGCGCGAAGAGGTATGATGACGACGCAAGAGATCGAGGGCTGGCTGGGCACGCCGCTGTTCCTAGTGCCGCAGAGCCCGGGGACCAAGATTCCGATGGTCAAGTACACCCAGGAGACCATGGAGAGCACCAAGCGGGACGTGTACAGGGTGATGTTGGAGCACGGCAACGTGGCTGTGAGGCTCGGGGAGTTTTCTGGGGGGCTGTGCGCCATTGACTTCGATGATGATGGGAGTTTGGAGGCCTTCCTGAGGGTGAACCCGGTGCTGCAGGGAAGTGCGCGGTGGAAGGGCAAACGGGGGGCGCAGATTGGTGTGCGGGTCACGGGCAAGTACCCGGGGCCATGCGCGGAGCGGAGCACGACCGAGATGATACAGGTCGGTGATCGGTTGCTGGGCAAGCCGTTGTACGAGTGGCGGAGTACCGGGAACCTGAGCACGGTCAAGGGACTGCATCCGAGCGGGTGCGAGTATAGCGTGCTGGTGGACAGGCCGCCGGTGGCCTTGGAGTTCAGCCAGATACGCTGGCCCGAGGGCTGGCCGGCGCCGGGCAGTCGGGATGAGATCGCGCAGTTGATTAGGCAGCATGGCGTGCCTTGGACGTTCGGCAGGAGCGGCACGGGCAATCTGCAGGCGCCGTTCTTCGCGGCCTACATGGCGCATAAGGAGCGGTTCCTCTTCGATGCGGTCACCGGGATGCACTACTGGTATCATGGGGACCGCGGGATCTGGATGAGCATGAGCCGCGAGGAGATGGCGCAGAAGGCCCTGGAGACCGCCAGGCGCGTTCTGTTGGACCAGGTGGCCTCTACGGAGGACCCGAGGCTGCCGGCGCTGCTGACGAGGCTCACAGCGAGTTTCGCGGATCAGGTGGTGGATCTGATCGGGCGGCTGCAGGTCGAGCGCAATCCGTTCTCGAGGCCCGATAGCGTGGTCCACTGCTCCAATGTCATGGTGGACCTACGGGCTGCGCCGTATGAGATGCACGGGTTCGGCCCGGAGTGGATGAGCCGGAACCAGACGCCGGTGCGTTATGTCCAGGGTGCGCACAGCCTGATGTGGCAGGCCTTCCTGGATCATGCACTGCCCGAGAAGGATGACCAGATGCTGCTGCAGCGTTGGGGCGGCCTGGCGCTGCTGCAGAGGAACAGGCCGCAGGTCATACTGCTGCTGACGGGAACCGGTGGCGGCGGGAAGAGCACGGTGGCCGGATTGGTGCGGCGGTTGGTGGGTGATGAGAACTGCAGCGAGCTGAGGACCGCGCACCTGGGGAGTAGGTTTGAATTGGCCAACTTCCATGACCGGACACTGCTGATCGGCAGCGACGTGCCGCCGGACTTCCTGTCCTGCGAGGAGAGCCAGCAGCTCAAGGCGCTGACGGGCGGCGACAGGTTGAGCGTGGAGTTTAAGGGGAAGAGCGGGGCGAAAGCGGTGGTGGGCGACTGGAACGTGATTGTGACTGCGAACAGTCGGCTGAAGGTGAATGTGCAGGGAGACTTGGGAGCGTGGAGCAGGCGGTTGCTGCTGCTCGACTTCAGCCAGCCCAAGCCCGAGAAGGTTATACCGAATTACCACGATGTGATGATTGAGCGGGAAGGTAGTGGGATATTGAACTGGTTTCTGGAGGGCGCGGAGGATTTGTGCCGGGTCATGCAGGCCGGCAGGCCGTTCCCGGTTACCGAGAGGCAGCGCGGCATGATTGATAATCTGTTGAGCGAGAGCGACAGTGTTAGATACTTTGTTGTTAATCATGTTAGAGGAAGCAGTATGTCGTCGGATTGTATCACTACGGAGGAGTTATATAGTGCTTACATGACGATGTGTAACAACAAGGAATGGGGGCCGGAACCGGAGAAGCGTTTCCAGAAACGTGCCGCTGAACTGATGCTGGAGATACACCAGGCCATCCCGTCGAACCACATTCACCGTAGCGACGGTCAGCAACAACAGTCCCGAGGCTACATGAAAGTAACCTTGACCGCATGAAAACCACTGGATCTGTCAAGCGTTGTCAAGCGTTTGGGACGGGGGACGGCACTTCTCAACTCGGTGCAAGAAGTGTAAAAGTGGGTATAAGCTGCTCCAAGGTAGGAATGGAGTTCGGAAATGCCGTCCCTCCCGTCCCAAACACTAGACACCGCTTGACAGTGGCAGGCCTGCGCAAAATTGGCTCGAAAATGGTCGGGCAATGCCCAGCCTGTGCCGAGTTAGGTGGGGACAAGCAGCGTAATCACCTCGTTGTCCAGGCAGACGGGAGGTTTGGTTGCGTTATCCACCCCGGCGCCAGTGGCAAGGCACACAGACAACGCATATTTCAGCTTATAGGAGACAAAAGCGGCAAGGGGAGGCAGAACTTGCCCGCAACACCATTAGACATCTCACTGTTATGACAGTAACAAACACAACGAAACTACTATCAGAGGCACCGTATCTTGTGAAGATAGGCGTGCAGCGTGGCTGGCTATCGTATCCCAAGGGCATGGCGTTCAAGGAGGACGGCACGCCGGACCCGGTGATGCAGGATGAGCCCGAAGTCACTGAGCAGAGGCACACACCCGACCTGGCTCGCAAGGCCTACGACCTGCGGGACCGCGGCCTGTCACTGAACGACGTAGCCACGGCCTGTCAGGTGCCCCGAGGCAGCGTGGTCTACCTCATCACCAAAGGCCATGAGCTCTACCTCGCAAGCCAACGGAAGGACATTGAACCATGACCGCAAACAAGGCAGAATCCCCACAGATGGAAGATCCATTCATTTACGCACCGCAGCCGACCAGTAAGGTGCAAGGCATAACCCAGGCAGGCACCAGGCCTTCCATCCATGTCTCGCTGTACGCCTACGGTGGCATTAGTGCAGCGTGCATGATGTCCTGGGTCGATCTGACGGCCACGTTCGCCCGCAGCGACAGGCAGACCGATCTGCGCACCATCCGGGAGGATGCACTGATCAGCCGGTCCCGGTGCCGTGCCACCAAGTGGTTCCTCGACTCAGGCAAGGATGTGTGGATCCAACTGGATCACGACATCGAGTTCACCGCGGCCGATGTCATCCGCATGGCCGAGCTGGCCCATGAACACCAGGCAACCGTCTGCATCCCCTACTCCTGCCGCTCACTGCCCGCCAGGCCGGCCCTACGCCCGAAGGTGGAGCACCTGCAGGCCCTGAAGCACCAAGTGAACGACGCTGAGTGCGCCTCCGAGCTAGTGCCCATCACCATGTTCGCATCGGGATGCCTCGCAATCCCCCGTAAATGCCTCCTGGCGACGCTTGAAGCACTGGAAGGGTCAGGAGTGCAGAACCCATACAGGATCGACTGGTGCGAGGATGTGCGCGTGGAGCGCTTCCCAACCCTGTGGATGCCCCTGGCCATGGAATCCATGCCCGGCAAACTCGAGTATCTCAGTGAGGATTACGCCGCTGCAGTCAGGATGACCCTGGCCGGAGTGAAGCACTACTCCATGAAGCCCAAGAAACAGCTCAACCACTGGGGAGAGTTTCCCTTTAGCTTTGCG